TCTGTCGTTGCCTGATTCTTTTCTTTGTTCATAATCTGACATAGTATGTAACGTAGAAAATATATTAATAATTATAAATATTAGTACTAATATTAATCCTACAACAACTACTCTATCTTTTTTCTCTAAGTCTTTCATATTCTTTTTTTCCTTTCTTGTCTAATTTATTAATCTATCATTCTAGCAACTAATCTTGTATTTATTGCAGGTTTATTTTGAGCTGTCATAGCCGTAGTTTGTATATAAATATGCTGTGGAGTTGAACTTCCAAGATTTCCTCCAAAATATAAGCCAATATTGTCACCATTTTTTATGGCATAATATGGATTATATAGACTTAGTTGTACTTGTCCATATTGTTTATTTAAACTAGCTGCACTATCTAGCCTATAATCATTTAATTCGTCATTATCAATAGCATTATCGCTATTTTTTTCTATGTACATAACCATATCATATCTATCATCTGTATTTCTTAGATTAGCTGTCAATATAGCATTTATAGCTAAATGATGTACTTCATTATCAGGATAATTAAATACAATTCCATTATCGTTATAGGTAAATATACTAGAATCATTCGTAATAACTTTATTGAATGGAAATTTTATGCCACTGTATCCTGAATTAATAATCAAATCGTAATTATTTGAAATATCATAATGTAAGATTGCATACTTCTTCATTTTCATTAGATCTAAAATTTTTGGCTCGCTCATTATTCTTCCTCCTTCCTTATTATTATTTCTAAATTACTATCAACTGGAACATTCCAGTCTCTAAACTGAATATGTGTTGTATCAACTTCTATGTAATTGACTCCTTTTATAAGTTTGTTTCCTTCAAAATATATTGATAAAGAATTAGTACCTACTTCATAAGCATGTACCTCATAATTTGTATTCTGTTCTATTTCTTCTGTAACTTTTATTTTAGTTACAACTATTGTTGGATTTTTACCTGGTTCCCCTTGTGGTCCCTGTATTCCTTGCTCCCCTTTTTCGCCCTTTAAATTTTTAAATATAAAATTAAAATTTTTGGCTGTGTTCGGTCCTTCAGCAGTTACACTAACTGAAGGTGTTCCAGTATTATTATCAATTGAAGCATTTATAGTTCCAAATCCAGCAGAAGCACCAGTATCACCTTTTTCGCCAGGAACTCCTTGAATACCCTGTGGGCCCTGAATACCTTGCGGGCCTTGTTCTCCTTGTGGACCTTGATTTCCTGTTTCACCAGTATCTCCCTTTTCTCCTTTTACTCCTTGTGCGCCTGATAAATCTGCCATAAATTTAAAATCTGTAACACCTTTCACATATAATTTTGCATTATCTGGGTCGTCTATATTAGAAGCAATCATTACGAACTTTCCTTCTGGAACATTATTTTTATCTAATTCCATATCGGCTATCGATTCATATGTTTTAAATATCGAAAAATCTTCTCCTGAATCACCTTTGTCACCTTTGTCACCTTTTATACCTTGAGGACCCTGTTCTCCTTGTACTCCTTGTTCACCTTGTATGCCTTGAGGTCCTCTAGGTCCTATATCTCCTTTATCTCCTTTAGGTAAGATGAAATTTAAAGTTTGATTAGGCGTTTCTCCTGTAATTGTAACTTTTACTTCTTCTCCACTTGATACTGTCCCTATTTTCAATGTGTTCGCAGGTCCTGTTGCTCCAGTTTCTCCTTTTGCACCAGTAGCACCTTTTTCTCCTGTTGCTCCTCTTGGTAAGACAAGATTAAGCTTTTGATTAGGACTCTCTCCTGTTATTGTTGCATTTGCAACATCACCTTCTTCAACTTTACCAATAGTTAAATTATTTGAAGGTCCAGTATCACCTTTCTGTCCAGTTTCTCCCTTATCTCCTTTACTTCCTTTCTCCCCTCTTGGTAAAATAAGATTTAAAATTTGATTTGGCGAATCTCCAATTATATTTGCATCTGCTTCTTCTCCTGCTTCTACAGTTCCTATACTTAATGTATTAGATGGTCCAGCATTGCCTTGTATTCCCTGAGGTCCTTGTATTCCTTGCTCTCCTCGAGGTCCTTCTGGACCTTGCGGACCAATATTTCCTTGTGGACCTTTTGGTAAAATAAGATTTAACGTCTGATTAGGTGCTTCACCAGTTATTGTTGCTTTAGCTTCTTCTCCACTTGATACTGTCCCTATTTCCAGCTTATTTGCAGGTCCTATATCTCCTTTTATACCTTGTTCCCCATTTTCTCCTTTTTGACCTCGAGGTCCTTCTGGTCCCTGTGGTCCAGTATCACCTTTTGGACCTTTTAAATTTTCTAATTGCTCTGGTGTAAAGTCTTCATATCTAAAAGCATCGCCTTTTTCTCCTTTATCGCCCTTGTCACCTTTTAAAAAAGGAAGACTAATCTCACCTAAGTATATTTCTAATGGATTTATATTTTCTAAATCATCTATTAAAATAGCCATTTATTCGTCCCCCCTAAAAGTAACTTCTTCTGTTAATGTAATACTTCCAGAGCCTAATGTTTTTACAAATGTTCCACTTTTCAATTCTATGTCATAACTATAAGTACCATATGGCATCTCGCTAGTATCTTCTGATTCTATTGTAAAAAAATAATATCCAGAAGTATCATCATAATTAATACTTTCCGGATATTTTTTTTGAATTAATACATCTTCTGAATTTGAATTTTGTTTAACTGTAAAATACAAATTATCATTCTCTGTTAATTTAACCCTATTTTCATTTTTATCCATTAATGGAAATTTAATAACTTGGGTATCTCCTCTTATAAACTCAAGATCCATTTTTTCCTCCTATTTTTTATTTTATTTTTAATATTCTACATTTCCGTTTTTATAAACGGTAAATCCTTGCATTTTTTCGTATATCTTTAATTTATCAGTAGTACTTATATCAGTATTGTTTATATAATTAAATAAATCTTCTCTTTCTTGTGTACCTAATTTATATTGCTGTCCTAGTAAAACTAATCTATTTTCATAGCTTAATTTCATATTGTTTATATAGTTATATACTTTATTCTTTTTGCTGTTTGTAACTGTTTTTCCTTGTACAGTTCCATCATCTTTTTTATCACTAGTAAATTTTTGAGTTTTATATTTAAGATATTCATTTATATCAATTCCATTTTTAGATAATACTTTATTATATACATCATCATCTTTTCCAAATGTAGATTTGTAAATAGCTCCTTTAGATTTATCTGAAATGTTCATTTTTGATAATACATCTATTTTTTCATCTTGTTTATCTACTCCTAATGTTGAACCAATATATTTAAAGTAATCAGATTCATTTCCTCCATCATGTTTAATTTGTTCTATTGTTTTATATGTAGTACTTGCCTTTACATCTTTAATACTATTTTTATTAGCATAATCTATTTTATTCTTTTCATTTGCATATGAATATATTTCAGATATGGCCTTTGTTTTTTGTTCATCTGTCATGTTTTTATATTCACTTGAATTTGTCAATTTGTTTAATAAGTTATATGAAGTCTTTCCATATTGCTTTTTATAATTAGCATATTCATCTGCAGTTAATCTATATTTTTCAGAGTTAATTGTAAAATCTTTATTTATACTTGTGTTAGGCAATACAGAATTATCTCCTGTCCTTTCGTATAAATCAGATATTGAATTGTCTACTTTTGTAGATTTCAATTCTTTTTCTGTCCAAGGAAATACAGCTTGTTGTAAAGCTCTATATAATTTATTAGGTTCACGTTTTACTTCATTTCCCCATACATCAGTTTTTGCAGGTAATAGTTTACTTGCAAAAGGTATTTTATTTAATATTTGTTTACTTGTACTATCTACTGCTTTTGAGAACATATTCTTTTTAGTTGAAGTCGTACTTCTTTCTGTATCATCAATCATTTTAGCAACTTGACCACCAAGAGTCGGGAAAAATTGATTTACGTATGATTTTGCAGAATTAATTAATAAATTTTGGAAAAATTGGGCATCGCCTTGTGCAAAGCTCTTTACAGCACTTGCTACACCAGATAACATTGACATTTCTATCATAGGGTTCATTGCTGATGACATCGCATCTATACTATTTGATATTTTGTCTAACATATCTTCTGTAGTTTGATTTTCTCCAGAGTTTTTAACATTATCATTTAATTGTGCGCCTATAAATAATGGAATTGCAGTTGGGGACAACCAGTCTAATGAATACGTTTTATCTCCTATTTTTAAAGCAAATGATTGATTTCCTCTGTCTTCTTGATAGTATTCATTTTTTTGATCATCCTCATCACCACTTGCTGATAATATTCCGGCTTGGGCTAGTGCATATCCAACAGCTGTTATTCCTGTTCCAGTAAGTCCTTTAGATAGGTTATCTATATATTGATTTACATTAATATCTCCTTTTCTTAACTTAGCTATATCTGTTGTAAAGGATTTAACTATTCCTATTGGGCTATATTCTATTCCTGTTTTCGCAACATTAATTGGGGTCTTCTTAAATGGTATAATTGCACCCGTTAACAATCTCGTAGCTTTATTTTTACTTTCTAATGTATTTAATAGTGAAGCTAATGAGCTATATTGATGGAATGTAGCTTCTTGAGCTTGCTCGATTGCATATTTCCTAGCTTTTTCTAATTTTGTATCTGCTTCTTTTGTTCCTGCAGTTAAATCTTTTTCTGTTAATTTATTAGCAGTCATATAATCTGCCATTGCTTTTCTATATGAATTTTTTAGCCCAAATGTATCTTCTGCTTCTAATGCTTTACTATTTAAATTATACAATTTTCCTAGTGTATTTTCTAATATATTACTTTTGAAAGTTCTTTGGTATTGCTGTATTAAATTTTTTGTATCAAATTTACTTTCATTATTTAATCTATCCAAAACATTTTCAACATCTTTTTTTGCAAATGATTTAACTTCTTTACTAGCTGGTTTTAAAGTTTTTGTTCTTTGATCTATCATACCTGTTCTCTGTGCAATACTTTCTAACCCACCTGCTATTTTATTTTTTATAGATTGTACATTTGCCATTGAAAAGTTTCCTATTATATTTCTTATATGTGTTCTAGGATTTGCAAGCATAGAAAAGTACCTCCAACTATCTATCTTTTCCATAGTAGTTTTTGGTACTTGCTTTGCTAATTCTCTTGCTACTTCATCAATGTTCTTCTCTAAATTTTCCTTACTTGAATTAGTAATTTTATCTAACATTTCTGGAGTCAAATCAAATTGTTGTCCTTTTCCTTTTGTTCTTTTTTCTATCTGCTTATTCATTCTATCTACAACTTTTGATAAATATACTGCTTGCCCTTGTGGAGTTTGTCTATTTATTAAACTCATTGCTTGTACTGTTTGTCCTGCTTGTGTTCCTGCTAATGCTACATTTTGTATTACATCTTGTAACTTTTCTTTTTCTCCAGTCTTTGAATAATATTCTATTAATCTTTCTCCTACAGCAATATCATCTGCTGTAATCTTATCATTATTCTTTACCTTTGTTGCTAATGTTACAGATTCATTATCTGCTCCATTGTTAATTATTCTATTATCTGCTGTTGCTAATTGTTTTTCATTACTATCTGGCACATATGTATCACTACCTATTAATTCTTTTGCTATAGCTTTTGCTTCTGGAGAAGTATTTGAACTTTGCATTATTGATTTATAATGTTTTCTAGTTTTTCCTCCTTCTGATATAGGTAAATTTGTTTTGCTTGTTTGGTTGTTATCTTGATATAAAATATTATAGGCATCTACTTTTTTATTATTAATATTGTCCTTTGTAGGTAATCTTAATTCTTGAACTGTTTTACCTTTACCTGATGAGCCTATTTGATTTTCTAGGAATGACTGCCATGCTCCTGATTCATTTAATGATGTTAATCTTTTGTCTCCTCTTCTTGATTCTGTTTGTCTATTTTCTCTAGTTCCTCGCTGTAATCCAAATCTTCCATCATCCACCAATCCATTATCTTGTTCTTCAAAGTTTGAATAATTTTCTTTAATACTTTCACTATTATCACCTATCTTATTTAAATATTTAAACACAGCATCTTTTGCTTTGTCAACTATTCCTCTTTTTTTCATATAATTGTCATATTTTCTATGTTTTGGATTTGCTTTAGAACTTTCTGGTGGAATATTGCTTATATCTTTTTGTTTATATTTTTCATCTATAAATCTTCTAGCTGTATTATCTGCTTCAATCTCTCCTAAATTAGTATAATACATTTCCTTGCTTAATTTTGAACTTATTCCAGTTTCGAATCCTTCAATATCTTGTATTGCATGTTGTATTTCGTGTATTATTGCAATTTCAGTTTTTGCCCTATGGCCAATTAAATCATTACTCATAGTAATACTTTTAGTATTTTTATTATAGTTTCCATCTATTTTGTTGGTATCCTTAAAAACTACTTTTAAATTTTCTAATTCAGGATATACTGTAAATAATGTATCATGTTCTAATATTTCATCTAGTCTATTAATAGAATCTGCTTTTATATTTCTTCTTATCTTCATATCTTTATCGGAAAATTCAAATTTCCAAACACCATTTTTGTCTTGAAACCAATTCGTTTTCTGTCTTATTGTTTCGTTATCTAATCCTTTTCTTGCCATATTTACAGCCATATTATAATTTTCTTCTAGGTGAATATTTCTTGTATTTTGCTTTATGGCATTCTTCATTCCTTTTTTACCTGCAATAGAAAATCTAGTATTATTTACATTATTCTGCATAGAACTATTGTTAGTAGTATTGACATTATTATTTGATGTTGGTATACTATTAGTAGAACTAGATAAGTTATTTGGCACAGGCAATTGGAGCCCGAGTCCATTTAACCAATTCATAGTTCTATTTTTTTGTTTATCTATATACAAAATATTTTTTTCATCACTAATCCATTTTTGTATTGTGCCTAGATTTTCTTTACCATATGCACTAGCAACTTTATATATTTTATCAATATTATTTTTATTTTCGTAAGGATTTAATTCTAATGCTACTAATACTGGATTACCTTTTGTGTCTTGTATTTCTCCAAATATAACTTTTCTTCCTTGTGCTTTCTTATTCTTTGATTGAGAATCCAATATAAGCGTAGGATTTTCTAATATTTCTGGTATAGATTTTATTATATCATCGCTCATTTCAGGGTGGTCATTTTTTATTTTTAATATCTTAGATTTATCAATTACTATATCATAATCATCTAAACCTATACTTTTTAAAGCTTCTGATGTTCTTCCTATCAAAAAGTTACCTTGTCTATCAATTTTGTTCCAACTATCATATTCTTGATTGAAATTAGAATTAATACTGAATTTTGATTTTTCAATATTATTTCCTTGATAATCTTGTCTAAAAGCATTTTCAAATTTATTCTTTACATCTTCCCAATAAATTTTTTCATTTTTGCTTCCTGTGAATTTGTTTAACTTATCTACTACCCAGTCATATATTCTTTTGAATACGTTTGGCTTTTCTTTATTTAAAGAATTAATAAAATCTTGGTCTCCTAACTTTTGTGCTAATGTATCTGCTACCTCTTCTTCATCTACTAAATCTTTAAAGTTTTCGCTATTTTTATCATATACTTGTGAATACATTTCTTCTAAATTACTTCTTGCATCACCATATCCATCTCTAGTTTTATTTTTATCTAATATTAAACTAAATAAATCACTTCTTACTTGCTTATCTCCAGCCATATCGTGTAGCATTTCGTGTATGGTTACTTGTTGCATTGTTTTTTGCTCATTTATATCTCCATCCACATAAGGATTAAATACTATTTCTCTATGTGTATTTCCGTTTTCATCTGTAGTTGTTCTCCACAATGCATTAATATTTTTGTTAGGAGTTCCATCAGCATTTGTAAATAAATTTCCATCAAATCTACTTGATATCCCTCTGTCATTTAGTTTTTGATTTATACTTTGTATTGTTTCATCATTACCATTTAAATTATATGCTTTTGCACTATCTACTAAGTTCATCTTTGAGGTATCAATGTTATTTTGAATATTATTATTTTGAAGCACTTGATTGTTTGTATACTCATTATAAAGATTATCTAATGCATTTACTGTATCATTATTTGCTACATATCCACTTTTTTGTCTTTGTTTATCTACTGCATCGTATATAGTATCTATCCAATCATCAGACATGAATTTCACATATTTTTGGCCTTGTTTATTTAAGGTGGCTGAATTATTAGGTGTTTCCTCTTGCCAACTTTTATAGGCAATTTTTTGTATTTCAGAATTAGGTCTATCTGCTATATTAGTACCAATATATTTTGCTACATCTAACCATTGTTCTTTTGTTCTTTTGCCTTGTTTGTTTGGTGCTACAGTATCTTTTGCTTGTTGTACAATTGAATTATCGTAATCAGTTACATTTCTATATTTATTATATATTTCTTTTCTTCCTGATAGATATTTTTTACCTGCATCCAATTGGTCTTTTTGTTCTTGAGACAATTGTGACATTTGTTTTATCTGATTAATTGCATCTAATGTATTGTCAGTGTCTAGTTGATTTTTAGAAGCTAAATTATTAGTCACATCAATCATTGCTTGTTTATCTTCTTGTGATAAATATTTATCATTTTTTACAATTTCATTTAGTCTATTAGCTATACCTTGTTGTGTGTTTGTTTGATTGTTAATATTATTGCGATCTGTTGATTGCATATATTTTGACTTAGTTTCTTGTATTGATTTATTTATTCTATTTTTAAATTCATTTTGTACATTTTCATCTACATCAATGCCTTTTTCTCTTTGTTCATTAAATGCTTCTTTATATTCATTTGCTGTTGGCTGTTGACCGTTTTTTAATTTATTATAAATATTAATTGATTTACCTAAACCAGCAGATACTCCACCCATTATTCCAGCTGTTATTGCTCCATCAATTCCAGATTGCAACATATCTTTGCCTAAATTCTTCCAACCTTCTGATGTTCTATAATCATTTTTTAAATATTCATCTCCTGCTGTTGCTTTGGTAACACCTTCAGATATTGGTTCAATTACTGCTTCTTGAATGAAGTTATCTGCCACACCTATTCCAAAGTCTTTAAAAGCTTCTTTAACAGTTCCTTTTGCAATACCTTTTCCACCTTTAACTAACTTTCCAACTCCAATTTGTTCCGTTAATCCTTCAGCTATACCCATGATTTGACTATAATTACTTGCCTGTTCATCATTCATTCCTCTTGATTTCGCCTCATCATAATAGCTATCTGTAGCAGAACCAACTGAATATAATGTTCCTATTCCAGGTATTGCAGAGGGAATCATTTGTCCTAATGAAGGCGATATCTCTACTAACTTCTGACCTATTGGATTTGTAGTTTCTTGAATATTTTTTTGTATATTTTCGTTGTTTATGTCTTCTTGCTTTTGCAATTTTTCATCTATCTTACTTAATATATTATTTTCGATATTCTCTTTAGTCTTCTTAAAATTATTATAGTTTGTGTTATCCTTAAAAGCATATTCTAAAGTTGAATCTATTGATTTTCCTAAACGACTAAATGTGTTATTCAATATACTCATTGGACTACTAATATTAATTTTATTAAATAAATCCAAACTTTTTTCAACTGTTTGATTTCTACGTTCATTTTGTGCAAAGCCTATTAGTCCATTACCTAAACCATACCCTACATTTCCCAACATATTGCTAGCAGTAGTTTTTATTTGATCCCACAATGGGGCTTGTACTGCAAAATCATTTCTACCTGCTGTATTAAATCCATCACTATTATTACTATAATCTCCACTATAAATTGTATCTAGCCCTGTCTGTTGTAAATATGAACTTCGTTTATCTTCTACTTCTTTTATATGCTGGTCATATTTTTCCTCTAATTTTTTTCTTTTATCTTCATCATCTATCTCATCTAAATATACCCAACCCATAGGTGCCTCCTATTCATATCCAATACCATATGCTTTTAATATATCTTCCGCTTTATTATATTTCTTACCTGTTAATCCATCTATAACATATGCACTTAAACCTGGTCCTTGATTATTTACAAGTTTTATATTCTTTACCACTTCTTCCGCTGATGGTCTACTACTTTTATTTGAATTACTGTTACCTGTATTCACTTTATTTGTACTCGAGCTACTTGATTTTCTAGAACTACTACGTGAAGAACTTTTAGCTAGATTTTTTTTTTGAAGATTGAATTGTTGTTGCCATTGTGAATCTGCTACTTGATCTCTTTGTTTTTGATACTCAAATTGTTGCTGTCTGTATTGATTTTCAAGTTCATTTTGTCTTACTTGCTCATCAAAAGATTTTTGCCATTGTTGGTCTGAAATTTGGTCTCTTTGTTGTTGATACAAATATTGCTCTCTATCTTGTCTTAATTGGTAATTTTGTGTTAATAATTGTATCTTTTGAGCATATAGTTCAAGAGCACTTTGTGCTTGTTGTATACTTCCATTTTGTCGTGCTTGTTGTATCTTAAAATCATAATCAGCTTTTAAGTCATTAGCATTATTTAATGTATCTGTAACGCTTTTCTGATATGCGTTATATAAAGATGTTCTTGTTGTTTCTGCATAACCAGAATTGCCTAATCCTTGCATTGCAAGTTGCTCCATTCCAGCACCATATTGGTTTGCTTGCTTTTGATAACTAGAATATAACCCTTGTGTTGTTTTACTTGTTTCCTTATCTAACTTTTCTTTCTCTCTATTGAGTTCATCTACTTGCATTTGAGTTTGTTGATTAATTAAATCATTTTGTTTTTGTTCTTGTTGTTGCAATAAATTATTCTGTTGATTAACTAAGCTATCTAAATCTTCATATCCACTTGCCAAGTTCTTCACCACTTTCTGTCTATTTTCTTATTACAAATGTTAGTACACTATTTTTTGGTACTGTAAATTTAAATCTTATCTTATCACTCTGTCCAGTTCCTCTTTCTGTATAATGTTCTTCTAAAGACAATAAAGTACCTTCAAAATATACATCTAATCCGTGTGTATTTACATTATATATTGATGGTATTGTATAATCTTCATCCTCTGCTATCTCTGCTAATGTAGTTGCATTATATTTATAAGTTTTTATTATTATTTTTTTTATATTTTCTTCTACTTTATCATCTTCTTCCTCTATATCAGGTATTAATGTTTCATTTATATATTTTTTAATGTCTTCTCCTACTTTATCAAATACCTTTTTTAGCTCTTGAGCAGATTGAGTAGGAGAATCTGGTAATTTTTGAACATTATTAGTTTCTACTGTACATTCTGTCAAACTCATCTATCACACCTCATTTCTTTATATATCCACCTATAAATGCTTCAATAGTTGCACTATATATACCAAACGGCTTATCTTTTTCATCGCTATAGAATTTTAATGATAATTCATTTATTTTCTTTTCTTTAATTTTATAAATCATATATGCTTTATCTGTTGTAACAAAGCTAAAATTAGCAAAATCAATATAATTAAAATTAAAACCATTTGCTGACTTTTCTGTTGTATATTTATACTCAGTTGATTTATCTGTTCTTCTAGCTATTTTTACTCGTCCGTTTTGTATCACTTTGATTTTAGATATTCCCCCACGTTTATTAGTAGTCTTTAATTGATTATCATATCCAAAGTTATCCATCGGTGTTGTCCAATAGCTAAGTATTGCCTCTCCATTATCATTTGTTCCATCTACAATAAAAATAGAGCCATCTTTAGTTCCTATATATAATTTATCGTCATATTCTTTTAATATATTAGGATTACAATTACTAATATCCCAATAAAACCACTCATATTCAAAACTATTAAGATTTGCATATTTCTGTCTATTATCTGCTAGATATATCCTTCCATCAACTAGTATACATAGATATCCTTTCCATAAAACCATGCAAGCTTTTTCATATCCATTTTCACTAGTCATTTTTACATCTACTAAAGTACTTCGGTGTGCCACAACTTGTCTACTATCTATATTTTCTGTACTTATGCCTTCTAATCCATACCTACTTAAATAAACAATATCATCTTGAAAATTGATGCTTCCAGCGTAGCAACCAACACTTACATTTCCTTGCTTACTAGGATATACTTTTCCTGTATTTTCATCTAAGGTAGGCTCATGATAAAATACATTTGCATTATTTTGATCTAAATTTTTAAAGATCCATAATATATTACTTCCTACTGTCATTCCTGTAATCTTACTATCACTCGCTCCATCCTCATAATAGTTCAAATCAGATATGTACTGAGGATTATTTAATTCTGCATGAAATACTGCATTAGGATAATCTGGATTTCCTGTAAAGAATAATCTATTATCGAATAGTAATGCTTGTGTACATTTATTGATTCTATCTGCATATCCTTCTATTGTTTTTGAAAAAGTTATAAATACATTGTCCTGACCACTTAAACTTGGCTCTGAGGGTATCTCATTAAAGGTTACTTTACCTGCAACTCTATCAACAGTAAAATCTATATCTTCTGTCATTTCTACATCATTTACTATTGCTGTCACTAATTCAGAGTCTATTTCTGTCGCATCGAGATAAAAAACTTTATTTTCTCCATTTCCACAAAACGAATTTGTTCTTTTAGGAGTTAATACATTTACATCCTGTAAAGTTTCTCCTCCACCTATATTTCCTGCAGTTCTACTTATTGTAGTTGTAGGAATAAATGGATTGTCATCTACAACCTTTTTACAAGAATTATCATAATAAACTAAATATGTCTTTCCATCATTTATATATAGTTTGTTTCCAATTCTATTATAATAAGATTTCTCTGTATTCATATCTGAATATAACTCTTTTATATTCTCCTCTTCTGGCACATTAGGAAAATTGTTCCATTCAAATAATTTGTTTCCAGAATGAACTATTGCTGTTGCTGAATCATATATAAACATTCCATATACTATTGTTCCAATCTGTGCTAACTTTCGATATCCTGGTCTAGTTTCAATACAAGCACCTTGTGTATCTTCATAATTTTTCCAAACATTCAAGGCATCAGGACTTCTAGTTATATTAACTAAGCTAGCTTCTTGTAAAAAATCAACACCTTTAAAGTCTGTATATACTCGTTTTATTCCTGTTGCCATATAAGTTCCCCCTATATATCAAATTCTCCTTCATTTTCATCTGGTTCATATTCTCTTAAATTCACCGTTGGTATATTTCTCCTTGTATCTAACAATTGCAATTTTCTTTGATATTCTGTTGCAAATGCTGTATAATTTGCACTTGGATCAGTTACCAACAAATCATTTGCTACTTTATATGGTAATATACTTTGTGCATCTTGATCTATTTCTAAATAAAAACTGTCTTTAGTTTTATCATTAATTGTAGTTGGATATTTGTAATATTCTAATACTGTTTGCCCTTGATTATTATCATTAATATATATTTTATTTTTACCACTAACAAAGTAGTTGGAGATACCTTTCTTATTGTTTTTATCTAATAAATAAATATTTTTTATTTGATATAAATCGCTTGGCAATGTATAAGATGTAAATGTATCTTGTTTTTTTTCATCTGATATTTCTGCATATATCTTAGTAGATATTATCTTTTTAGTCTGTGCTAATTCTTGATATGCTAAATCAACCAAAAAAGGTATTCTAGTTGCAATATCTTCATCTTCTGTATAATTATCTGTATTTGGTGCATATTCTTCAATTAATGCTAATATTTGTTTTTTACATTCTCCATATGTCATAACAATTCCTCCCAAGTTTGACAGAGTCGAACTGTCCATTCCTTTAACTTGATATAAAAATAGAGGGAATATATCCCTCTAAAATTAAGGTAATTCTACAGCTTGTACTTTTATATCTGTTGATTCCCCTTTTATGATTACATATCCTTTATTATCTCCAGAAACATTCATAAATTTACCAGATTCTACTACTATTGCATAAGTTTTATTAGCAGGAATAGATATTTCTAAATCTTCTACTCCTTGTAAAGAATTACCTTGTACTATAGTAGCTTTTTTAGCACTGGAAGCATTACTATTTGTTAATAATAATAGTATTCTTCCATCACTTCTATTAGTATAATCTACTTTAGCTCCATCAGTTACATCAACAGCAACTGCATCTGTTAATTCTTTAGCTTCATTTCTTACTAAATCAACGTTTGTAATTTCTGCTACTGCCATTTAAACAGCACTCCTTTCATTTTATATTTTATTCGTATTAAGCTTGATGACATCTTAATACAGCACATTCTTTTGGTCTTACCATTTTACCACCATATGTATTTAAACCTTTTATAGCTTCTGAAAAACCTTTTTCTGGTTCATATGGTTTTAATTTGTCAATACCATTGCAATATGCATATGCTTTAGATGTTTTTAAGATAATATAATCATCTGTTCCATCATTATAAGCATTATTTGTCATTTTGATTTTTGCATTGTTGTATAATCCTAATACACCTTTTGCAATTAAATCATCATTATTTGTCTTTAGTTCTATTAATTTATTTTGGAATAACAGATAGAACCAAGGTGTTAAGTACATAGTAACATCATCTTTTGTAGATACACCATTGTTCCATAATTTAACGAATAAAGCATCTACCTCTTTCTTTGCAGTTTCTGCATCAGAAATAGCTTTTGATGCTGTTTTATATCCTGCATTTTTTGCCATTTGTGTAGCACAGAATATATCTTCTTGTTCGGCTAAAGCTCTTGTTGTTTCTGTTTGTAATGCTTCCATTACACCTTCTTGAGCTTGAGCTTTATCAATATTATCAATTCCATAGTTGAAATAATCGAATTGATCAATATCTAAATATGCTGATGTACCATCAACATTTTCTGGTGCATCTATATCCTTACCAGGAACATATTTTTTGATAGTTGGTCTTCCAGAGTTTTGTATTTTTACTCTTTTACCTTGTCCAGCCTCTTCTTCAAATTTATAATCACAGTCTTGTTTAAATACTGTGAATTTTGGTAATTCTAATTGTATGTATTTTGACCATACAACAGGTTTAAAGTTTGCGTAACTCATTTATATCTTTCTCCTTCCTATTTCCAACGTTTCATACTTTCTCTTACGCGTTTCCAAATAGTAGGATTATCTAGGTCTTTACTTGATAGCTTGTCTACCTCTTCTGGAGTATAGAACTCTTTTTCTTTATTATCTGGTACAGTAGATTGTGAGCTTCCTGTAGAAGCAGGCTTTTTAGGTGTTTTATCCTCTTCTCCATTCATCTTCTTCCACATTTTGTATATGTCACTTATCTTTGTTCCAGTTTTAAAATTATTAGCAAAAGCCCTGAAATCCTTATCTTGTAAGATACTTGTATCTACTCCGCTTTCTTTTAATTCTTTTTCTTCTAATTGGGCTGTTAAATATTCCCCTAATCTAAAAAACTCCGCATTTTCACGTGCGGTAGTCTTTCCTCTTTTTTGTTTAATTGCTAATTCATTTGCTCTAGCTTTAATATCCTTATCCTCATACGTTTCAATAATCTCATTAGCATCTGCTTTACCTAGGATTTCTGCATCTCGATTATTTCCCGTATCAAATTCAGGTATATCTATACCTTGTTCTCTATAAAAGTCTTTTACTTTGCTTAAAACATCATCTTCATCTGTTAAACCAAGTCCAGCTCTTATAGTTTCTTCTAATTGCTTTGATTTACTTAATTTGTTCGCTTCTTCTTTGCGATATTTTCTTTCAATCTTTGCTTTTGTTTGACTTACAATTTTATCAATATCGTCTTGTGTATAAGTCTTTTCTTCTTGTTTAGGCTCTTGTACATTGTCGTCATTTTTAACATCTTTATTTGATGTGTCTTCATGATTTACTAATACTTCTTCCTCTAAATTCATATCTTCGTTTTCTCCTGGCATATGTACCTCCCATTTAAAGTCCGTCGACTATTATTTTTATATTTTTGATTTTCACCGGCATAAGTGCCTCCCGTTTTAAGTCCGTCGACTATGGTACAAGTTAATGGATTCGAACCACTACCTAACAGTTTTGGAGACTGTCGTTCTTCCGCTAAACTAAACTTGCATAAAAAATAGACAGCCTTTTAACTGCCTATTGATTTATTGGTATTTGTTCTTGTTGAGTATTGTTTACTATGTTTGCTTCTTCTGGTGTAACTCCTGTTTGTTCTACATTGTTCATTTCTTGTTGTTGCATTACCTGTTGCATAGCACTATTTAATACATTTCCTGCTTTTTCTATTTCATTAAATATTTTTTCTTTTTCTTCTCTCTCTTTAAGTATTTGCTTTAATTCTGCTTTTGGCATTGCTGAATCTTGAGGCAATGCATTTACATATTCTTCAAAATTTATTTGCCCTGCATTTAATAAATTCTCTAAAGACATTTCCATTGCATACTTATCAAATGGAGATTTTGGAGTTGTTTCTATCTTTATATCTAAATCATATTCATTGAGTTCTTTATAGCTCATTTTGTATGTTTCTTCTAATGTTGTATTTGAAGTATAATCCTTTGTTTCTTTTACTAACTCTATCCCTTTAACACTATTAGCTTTAAGCATTGCATACCATATAAGCGCTATATCTTCTATAAAGTCCTTATATGCTTCTACTTGTTCATTTATAGGTTGTTGTGATGCTTGTTGTACAGCTAATATAGATTTACCACTTGCTTGAGTAGGGTCTACATTGCCTGTAACTGTATCACTTGCACCTGCTAAATTCTGTGTTTCTTCTTGTAGTTCTTTTTGTAATTGATATGCATCAGAACTAATACTTGCCGGTTTTAAATAATTAACTACTTTATTTACATCATCTGCATTTAGCTCATTTACTTCTATAGTTGTACCAATTTTACTTAAAGCTTTTGTATTAGAAATATATTTAGTATTTGCAACCAACTTAGGAAAAGCTACTAGCTTAACTGCTAAAGCTCTTCTTGTAGCTGTTTTATTTATTTCAATTTGATTAGGTATTAATGTTTCTACCTCTCCTTGTCCTCTGGCACTTCCCTTTACTCTTTCCCATAAAATGTGAGCTACTGGATATCTATCTATTTCTAAACAACTATCTTCCATTACTGTTGCTAATTTAGTACATTTCTTCGCCCATATCTTACCATCTTTACCTCTATATAATTTTAATAGCTCTAGACACATTGGTACTATTTCTGTTGTTCTTAAATCTCTTCCCGCTTGTTCTTCAATGTCCTGATCTTCTGTTATCAATTCTATTTCCTTTTCACTTATTTTATTTTTCCTTGCCTCTTCTTTTACTTCTTCTACAGTACGTCTAAAAGATATAATTATATATGGTTGTTTTTGTATATCATCTTCATTTTCATTACCATAATAAATATTTGTTTTGTTTACTTGTTCACAATATATAGAGTTGCTATTTTCATCTGGATCAGCATAAAAATAAATGATACCTTCACTATCTATACAGGCATCATTTATACAACTTCTTATTAACTTATTTACTTTAGTTTTCTCCCAAATTCTATTAGCATATCTATTAAGCATATCACATATGTCTTTTAAATTTTCTCTTTCTTCTTGATTTTTGTATGTATCTGAGTTGAAATATATTTGATATGTATTAGTCTTTACTACTCCCACTTTGTATTTACAAATAGATTTAATTATGTTTAATGTTATTGGCTGTATTCCAGAAAGTTTAGCACCTTCCCATTGTTTTCCAAAATAAAAATTATAATTTCTTTTACTCTTTTCATATAATTGTTGTTGATAATTATAATCTTTACCACGCTCATACTCTTGCCATACCGTAGTTATACTTGTCTCTTCACGCTTCTTCATCTGCTATCTCCTTTCTGGTATTCCTAAGCCACCATCATATGCATCTAACTCTGCTAAATCATCTTGTAATTCTTGCAATCTTTCATCTTGCTCTCTTTCAGCTTTATTATTCTCAATATTCTCTTTAATAGTTTTTATAGGATGTGTTACTTCTTTTGGTACTTTTGGCAACTCCCTATCTTTACCCAATTTATACCCTACATAAAATCCTAAACATAAACATAATATTGCTATAATTGTATATATAAGTTCCATACTTTCCTCCAAACTAAAAAGGAACTACGTCATCTCCATAGTCCTCTTCTATATTGTTTATATCTTCACCAAATATCTTATCTATTTCTTCTTGTATATCTCTATACTTTGATTCTCTTTCTGCTTTCTTATAGTCTTGTTGTCCTCTTATATAATAAGATATAGCTAAGGCCATAACTAAATCATCATGATATCCCTCTTCTGCCTCTGCTCTGCCTTTATCATTAACTATAAATGTAAGCATCTCTCTTAACGTTTCCTTATCTTGTATTACATCTGTATTGTTATGTATTATCTCCTGTAACAAACCTAAAATATATGGTCTTGTAATGCTTGTTGTTTTAAATCCATAGCTCTTTTCATATTTATTATTGTATTGGTCTTCTTTCTTTCTAACATATTGATTTGGATAATTAAGCTCCATCAACTTTTGTGTAGGATATGTGGAAAAATTATTTTCTAGTCCTACTAATGCACAGTTGTAAAACATTCCTAAGCAATATACCTGTTTAACATATTCTATTTCATTATATTGTTGTTTTAATACTGCTACCTGCTTACCTGTAATATTATTAATTACATGTGCTGTAAAGTAATCTGAACCTTCCCCTGCTGTATCTCCTCCTAGAACATAAGGTACTCTTTTTTCTGGATATTCATATATCTTGATATTACCCTCTTCTTGTTCTAAAAACTTTTGATTTCTTATCCTTATTCCATCATAGTAACAAGTAAATTTACCTCTTACTAATGGTTCTGGAGCTGTGTTTATTCTGTTTATTATATTTTCTTTATTAAAATAGCAATTACCTGTACTTAAAAATGCTTCTTCTGGACATATTGGATAGTCTTGTTTAAATTGATTAATCTCACCAGCACAGTTATTTTGTATACACCATCTTCTCCAAGTTAATTGCTCTAGTGTTAAATTATATTGTTCTTTAAGTTCTCTTTCTTCTTGGGTTAAATCAAATCCTGTATAAGGCATACAGTATTCTTTTAGTTCATTCCAACCAATAAAAAGAGGATAGAAGTCGCTTTTGCCTGCAACTGCTCTATCCCACATTTCTTTAAAATATTCATATCCATTTGCTGTACTTTCTATTATTATCATACTATCTGGAGTATTAGGAACGGCTTGTAATAAACCTGTCATTGTGGCCTTCTTATCGCCTTCCCAGAATGCTAATTCAGATAAGTGTAATGCTGTAAACGTATCAGAACGTCCTATTCCTTTTCCTCCAGCTGTCATACATTTTATTCTACTGTCTAGGCCTGTCCCTTGGTCATCATTAAATACTAGTTCCTTTGCATTAGATTTCTTTTGTTCTGGTTTAATATCTTCTGGTAAATACTCTAACATTCTTTTACTCATATTGAATAAGTTTGTTGTAGAATCTTCTTTATGTGCTACTATACCTGCATTATAGTTGTGATGAGTAACTACATTCTTAAATATTATTGCTTCTGTTTCTGTACTAAATCCCATTTGTCTTGCTTTTAATATTATTATTCTAATAGGCTTTCTTTTTCGATACATTTCTTTTATAACATTGTAATATTTAAGTTGTGGTTCATTTAATACAAGTGATACTATATTGTTTTTCTTATCTCTAATCTTTATATAGTTTTCTATATAGGCTTTTGTATTAATACTCATCTCCCTCAACTCGCTTTAAATACTCTTCATAATTTGTGTTAATATTAATATTTGTTTCTTTAAACATACCTAAATGTTTTCCTAATAATTCTAATGCTTTTACTTTATCATTTGTCTTTATTTCTATTCCATTTGTTGTTTGCTTTATTCCAGCAACTGCAGATTTCTGTTCTTCTGTCAAATTATCTGTAGCTGTTAATTCTAAACATTTATATTTTTTAGGTTTAGTTCCTATGCAGTTTCCTTCATTATCATATATCTTTTCTTCATATTCTCTTTCAACTATTTGTGCAAAATCTGTTCCATTAGAAAAAGCAATATTAGCCAATTCTTTTATTACTTTATCTTGAGATATTTCTGTTCTTTTTTCTATTTCTTCTTGTTTTGCTGAAATATATTCTTGAACGTTATCATTTGTTAGCAGTCTACTACTGTTTGCTCTTGCAGTTTCATCTTTTTTACAATTTGGATATGCAACCTTATATGCTCTTGTTGCATTTAAATCTATTAAGTATTCATCACAAAATCTTTTTTGTGCGTCTGTCATATAAAATTGCTCCTTTCATTATTCTTCTATCTTTATACATCTATTTTCAAACTTTTTATATGCATCAAAATATATTTCTTTCTTGTCTCCGTTCATAGTACATTCATAATACATTCCATCTTTTAAATCTGTACTTAATAAAGCTTTACTATTTTGTAATGTTTTGCAACTCCATGGAATATACACAGTGAAATTAGGAATTGAATCCGTTTTATCTATTCCTTTACTAAGTCTTTACATTTAGCTATAAATTCTTCGTTAGTCATTATTCTACAATCCTCCAATCTTCTGCTAGCATATCTGCTTGTGAAGCTAACCACCCCAATTGAACTCCAGATGTTCCTACAAATGCAATCGCCTTATTTCCTATTGCATCATGATTTACATTTACAATTTCTTCTTTTGCAGTTATATAACTTATATTAGTTGCTAGTTCTATATATTGTTTCTTACCATTCCAACCTTCTCTTTGTAATTTTTTACCTTGCTTCAATAATTTAATTGCATCTCCAAAATCCATTTTTATTTCTCCTTTTTAAAAAATTTATCCACTATATCTTTTAAAATATCGTGTGAATTTGCCACTATATCTACTACATCTTCTTCATTATAATTTTGATCTAAATGAGTTATATATGTATTAATATAACAATGTCCTAATTCATGTAGTAAGGTTGTTCTTTTTCTATCCTCACATAAATCTTTGTCTAAAAATATTGTTTGTGTATCTGGATATGTTAATCCATAATACTTTCCATACTCGTCAAATCTATCATTGCGTTTCTTTATCTCTTCTCTCATTTCATCTTGTGGAATTTCTTTTATCTCCCAATTTTTATTATTAATCTTAAATTTAAAACTTCCTTTTGTCATTTTCTTTTCCTTCTCTTTCATAGTAAATACACCTATATGTTCCATCTACACATTGTCTGATTTCACATAATTTTGTCTTCTTGTTTTTACATCTACTACATATTTCTTTTTTATAGGTATCTAATAAATTCATATTTACTCCTTATATATGTTTTTTGGTTGCGCATCTGGGAGTTGAACCCAGTATCTTTAGCTTATGAGACTAATGAGATATCCGTTTCTCTAAATGCGCAATATAAAAGAGTAAGTATTCAAAACACTTACTCTTAACATTAGAGGATAATTTACTCGCCTAAACGGGTAGCTTGGGCTTGCCAATTTCTTAGCACTACCTTTTTTACTAATACCATTTTACTACCTTTTTACCGGACAAAACGGACAACTTTAATTTTTTTCTAAAAATCTTTCTAATTGTTTTCTTGCCGTATCTTCACTATTATATTTCATTTCTATTTGTATTTGTATCCAACTAAGCTTATCATAATATCTATATCTAATAATTCTTCTTATCTCTGAATCGTCTATGTAATTTAACTCATATTCGATTTGCTTTACTATTTTTTCATATTTATATTTCTTACTTTTTAACATTTTCTTATACTGCCTTTTTGCCTTACTACTAAATAACTTATTGGCTACACCATTAACTCTAAAATTCCTTTTTATATAAGGATACTCATATCCACTTCCTGTTACAGAATCGCCTAATATTATTTTTTCTTTCTTTTCTATATTATTGATTCTTCTTTCTATATCTTTTATTTCTTCTATTAAACTATCTGCTTGTTCTAGTAAATCTTTAGTCATTTGTTCCTCCTATTTTTATATAGCTCTTTTATAAACCTAATTCTTATAATTTCATTTATATTTTAATTTTCTTCAGAATTATCTAATATAAATTCTTTTACTGTTTGTCCAGTATACTTATACGCTCTATCATCTATATATAATTGTGCAGGTAATTTTCTATTTGTAACACCTACTACAGTACAATCATTCCAGAATGTTTCATTTTTTATAAGTTTTACTGGCAATGATATTATAGCTTCCCACCATTCTATAATTTGTTTTGGATTTCTTGTTGAACATATAAAAACTGGTATCTTACAATTTTGTAATAAACTTATTAATTTTATTACTTCTACATTAGCTTCATCATATATACTTCCATCTTGCCAACCTTTGCTATACTTATGTATTACTCCGTCAAAGTCAAAACATACTGCGTGTCCTTCTTTTAAATTTAAATCCAATTCTTTAATCTCCATTGTTACCTCCCAATAATTTTAGGTTGTCATATATGTTACCTATTACTTCAAATTCATCCCATTCGTCAGAATTTACTAATATTTTAAACTTTCCTGAATATCCATCTTGTGTATATAAACCAAAGCCTATAATGTCACTTACTGTATTCTCTTGATCATAAATACATATACATACTTTTTGATTATCATTAATTAGCCATTCTGGTATTGTTAATATATCCCCCTCATATATTTCTTTTCCGTTCTTATCTTTACGTCCTGTATCTTGTCCTACTGTTTCTGGAATTACTTCAATCATATATACTTCGTAGTCATCTCTATTTATATTAGCGTTGACATTTAGTGCAATATAATATTTATCATTAGATATTACTAATGAACCATACACAAATGTTCCTTCTTCAATATAACTTGCATTATTATCTGTTGGTTTCCCTCTAAATTTATATTCACTCATTTTCCACTTTCCTTTCAAAGTATTGTTTTTTTATATATTTCTTAATTTCTCTTGTTTTCGTTCTATATGCTTTTAATCTGCATCTTCTATAATCATCACAATATTTTTCTGTTTTCGATTCTGTAATTCTCTTTATATCATTATCTAGTCTATTTATTATTCTCTTTACTGCATTGTCTTTCTTCTCTATCTCTGCATCTTTTTGTTTTAGCAGATTTAGGACTGTTTCTATATCTTCTTGTAATTTTTTAAATTCTTCTATTACTATTCCATATTTGTTTCCATATAATATTTGTCTATTTGTTATTTTCCTTAACCTATCTATAGCCTCTTCTTGCTCTTTAGTCATCTACTCACCTTCTTCAACTTTTGTAATTAATTTATATCTATCGCATTCTATATCTATAATGTTCATAAGATCTATTGCACAACTTGGACATAATACTTTTTTGTAATCTATACCTTTTTCATTATTTGTGGCATATTCTTTTAAATCTTCTATTGTTAAATTTACTAATTCATAACATTTTAGATTACCTAAATCTTTTTTACATCTATCACAATAAGTTTTATGCATTATTTCACTTCCTCTTCTATAAAATTTAATTTAACATCATTAAGCTTAATTAAGTTCTTCGTTTCTGTTCTTAATTTTTCATACTTTTCTTTGCTTATAGTTATCTCTTTATATCCATAAGCTATCATTTGTTCTATCTTTTTATCTTCTTTCAATCCTCTTCTCTCCTTTAATAGTGTAAATATTCTAGCCATAAATCTTTGTGCTGAATGAAATTTTCTAACCTTTCTATCTTTTTTTCTAAACTTCCATCTATTTTATAAAGTAAATTTTCCCATTTTCTTATTTCGTTTGTTATTGCATTTACTCTTTTTGTATTTCCTACTTCTAAATAACCTTCTAATTTCTTATTTAATTTTTTTATTCTTTCTTTTATCTCTTCTTCTGTCATAACGCTTCTCTCCAATCTATTATGCTATTTTTTTCTTCTCCAGTGTCCGCAGCTAGTTGATTCCCCACTTGTAACTGTATATTTTTGAATGCATTTTATTAAACCACAACTGCATCTTACTAGAAGATATCTTCTTTTGTTTGTTCTTTCTATATATTCGTCTAATACAGTCCATTCTCCATATTTCTTTCCAATTAAATTAGATTTTTGAGAAATATAATATGGATTTTCTGGTAAACTTCTACCTTTAAAATTATTTAAATAATATTGTTTATATAGATTTCTATTTTGGATTCTCCATTCTTTATGATATTGTTTTATATGCTCTTTGTTTTGTTTTCTCCATTCTTTTAAATATTCTTTAGTTGCACTCATACCTTATTTCCCTACTTTCTCTAAATAGTCGCAAGTAATCATATCGTTTTTTGACATCTCAACTATAAATTCTAATGCTGTTCTCATATCTCTATATCTGCAATTAGCTCTTTTATGTATTCTTGGATCATTATCTTCCCATTTAACAATATCTACCATTACGGGGCTTAAAAATATATACTGTACACCTCTAGAAAAACATAAATAATAACACCCATCATAAGGCTTCTTGCATTTTTTAAATCCTATTTTTTCAAACTCTTTCATATCTACTGTTGGTACTAACATCGATTGTCCTCCTTATCTTTGATATTCTACAATTTTAATTAATTCAAAGTCATCTTTAAAAAATAGTAAATCTTTATAAGGTAAAGTCTCATAATCTTCTGCACCAAATTCTCCAAATTCAAATTCTATTTCATCAGAATTAAATATTATATCTTCTAATTTTATTCTATTAGATTTTTGTCCATTGTCTTTATTTCTTAATTGTATAAATATATCCATTTTACTTCTCCTTATTAATTATTTTTATTCCTTGAAATTTTGCTATTTGTAGCTCTTGCTTTGTTATCCATTTTTGCCACTTTCCACATTCTCCACAATACAATCCTCTTCTATTTCCTTGTATTTCTACAAATAAACTTCTTTGACTTGCTCCACATTTATTACATTTTAGTTGCATTTAATCACCTAACTTTCTTCCACACATTGGGCAATAATTTATTTCTGTTGATATTACATCTCCATCTTCATTAACTAATTCTGTAACTAATTGATATTTATTATCTTGTTTTCTTATATATTGTATTGGTGTATAATCTTCATTTATATCAATTAATTTTTCTGAATAATCGTCTATAATTGAAAAATTTTTATATAATTTATTTTTATATTTATTTTCAAATTCTTCTTTTTCACAATATTCACACATATATTTCCCCCTA